ACCTTCTTGGCGATCCCCTCTGGCTGCTTCACAAACTGTTTGCCCGCCTTCATCCCCGCACGCTTGGCGGAGGATGTGCGAGCATATTCATCAGCCGAGAGAGCCTTGATGGCCTTCTCGGGTAGGTAGCGCTCGCCGGTCTCAGAAGAGGGCTTTCCCGACTTGGTCCGCCACTTCTGCTCGGTCCACGCTTTCAGCGACTTCTGGGGGGCTTTCAATCTTTGTACCCCCCGCCCTTGGCCTTGTATTCTTTGGCCAGAAGCTGCGCCTTGCGCGCCGACCACTGCCCCGCCTTCGTGCCCTGCACGTCCGAGCTCTTGATCTTCTCGAACAGCGCTTTGCGGAGGCCGGGCTTGGTATAGTTCCCGGCCTCGTTGACGCGCGACTTGGTCGGCTTCTTGGGCATCACTTGCCCTTCTTCATCTTCATCAGAAAGGCAGGCATCTTCTTGCCGCCCTTCTCAGCCATCGGCATCTTGCCGCCCTTGGCCGGAGCCTTCTTATCCATGCCCTTGTCCATGATCGCCATGCGCTTCGTGGTCTTAGCCATCACTCTTCTCCGCAGAAGCCCGCACGGCGGGCGTTGTTGAACTTGTTGCCTTTGATCGTCTCGTCGGTGTCCTTCTTCGACCAGCTCGTCACCGGCCAAATCGAACAGACGCTACTCACAGTCACGGCAGGCTTTGTCTGGCTGGCGCAGGCGCTCAGGGCGAGTGTCGACAGCATCACCAGCACGAACCGCATCCTCGATCCTCTTCAGGCTGTCCTGCATGATCTCGACCTGGACGTCGCTCTCAATAGAGGAGCGAAATTTCCAGTAGAGCCCACCCAGCAATACAATCGTTGCGAGGAATATAGCAACGTAACGACCGATTGGCGAGAGCACCCACGCAAGTATCGGCACCGTTACGCTCCCGTCTCCTGCAGCATCTGACGACGCCAATACCAGATGGCTCCAGCAAGCGCGAGAATAGCGAGTGCGATCCAGAACGTGGGCGAGCGCGTCAACACTGTCAAAATTCCGACACTGTCGTGCGTGGCCGAAGCCGTTGCGACAGCGGTGTTGAATTGGTTGGCGACCTCGAGCCCACCCATCAGCCCGACGCCAACGGAGGCGTTGGCGATCTTAGACTTCGTAATCGGCTTCTCTGGCTGGGGCACGTCGACCGTTTGAGAAGCAGGCGCAAGAACGTCAACCGGCACGCTCCGCCACAGAGCCACTTCAGCGCGACGGCGATTAACAAGACCCGGAACCATCCGACCATTGTCGTTCACCCACTTCATGAACTCAGCGGGCACCTGGTCGAACTGTCCGGCGTTCACCTTTTTGAGGAGCGTCGATTTACCCAGTGCGCCAGTGTTATAGTGGAAGGACACCAACGCATCGAACTGGTTCTGCATTACTTCGCGAGTAACCAGCGCGTTGACCTCGTCCACATATTTCTTGATGTCGGCTTTGAAGATCTTCTCGGCCTCGGCCTTCGTGATCTTCATGCCCGGCACGACCTTCGGGCTACCTGCAGCCGACGTGTGGCCGTAGCCAATGGTGAGTTCACCCTTGGGCTTGCCCTTCAGAAACGGTTTGCCGGGGTTGGCGTCGTCATAAGTGTAGAGGACGAGCCCCTCACCTTCCTTGATGAGCTTCTCACCGTTGGGACCGAGCTTCATCATCGGGGCATGATCCAGAAATAGCTGAGCAGCTTGTAGAAGGCGACGGTGATGGCGGAGGCCGCGCCGCCCACCATGACCATGACTTTCCAGCCACCCTTGGCCTGGTGGAGGATCTGCAGCATCTCGGTCTGGTTTCTGACCAGGGTTGCTACATCCTTCTCGAGGCGATCGATTTTCGCTTCGAAGTTACCGATGGTGCGCTGGATCTCTTCCATGGTGGCCCCTCATGCGTCGCGGACGGAGAAGACCACCGTGTCTTCCTTCACCTGACCCCCGGAGGTCTGGATCTGGACATCGACGGTGTATGTGACGTTGTTCGATCCGAATGAGGTGAAGAAGACCACTTCCTGGCCGCTGGCACTGATCGACACGGCATCGACGACAAGACCTGTCGTCGGCACGTTTGGCGTCACTTGGAAGTTGGTGGAGACAACGGTCTCGCCCGTGTCCAGCCAGTCGCTGTAATCAATCGCGTAGCGTTTCCGCTCGGCTGGGGTTTTCACGAAAGTCGCGAGCTTCATGACGCCCTGATCCTTGCCTCGGCCTCAACTGTCCGGTCTTCGGCGTACTCCTCAAGAACAGGCTTGGGCGGAACCAAGATGTAACGCTCTTCGGGCAGTACCGCCATCGTCCGCACCTGATCGGGCACATAGATGACTTCACTATCTGTATAGAAATACGAGCTCTGGAGCAAGCGCGCTGCGCTGCCCGTCACAGTGTATTGGGCGTTTTGACCTGCGTTGATCCAGTATCCATGGACGAGAGCTGCGTCATATCCATTGAAAGCATACTGGCCCGGCAGAGCGAACAGGTTGAAGCCCGACCGGAATGAGACGGCCTGGCCGGTCAGCGCGTAGCTATCGGTCGCTGCAGCGAGCTGGCGGTCAGCCGCCACACGCGCGTTGTTGCCGAGATAGCTGTAGCTTCCAGGCGACGGGTACATCGCGCGCGTCGCGGAGAACGCCACGTCGTAGCCCGTCTGCGAGTAACTTCCCGAAGTAACGTCGATCCGACGCGATGCGGCGAGCCGGGCGTTCTTGCCTGTGAGGGTGTAGGCAGCTCCAGCCGATGGGAACTGGCGAGTAGCGACCAGCGCCGCGTTCTGGCCCGAGACGTTGTAGATACCGCTGATGACTTTGACGACGTAGGTGCGCAGGAAGTGGGCGGTAAAGCCCACATAAGAGTACTGTCCCTGGTACCCGCCAGCGGTCGCGGGGAACTGGCGATCGGCGCGGAGTGAAGCGGCATTACCTGTGACGGCATAAGCGCCTGCGAGAGGGAATATCGAGCGACCAAAGCGCAGCGGGATGGACGTACCCGTGAGTGAGTACGTGCCCGCATCCGCCGTGAGGCGGTAGTCGTATCCGGTGTAGAAAGCGCCCTGCTGGAACGCGGTGCGCTCGAAAGCAAAGGCGCTCACACCTTATCTCCGTTGCTTATCCGGCGGGCTGGATCACCAGCTTTCCTTCGTCCACCAGTGTCATGATGTTTTGGTAGTCAACGTTGTCCGGGTCGAGCGGGACTACAACATCAACGCCGCCCTTCTTGACAGAGATACCGCAGTTCTCCTGCGTGAAGGGGTTGGCGATATACTTCGCGTCTGTGTATTCCATTGTCATAGCTCCGCTTCAGCGGTGTATGTAAACGACATATAGGCGTTCGTGCTGACGCTCGCGGAGATGTAATGCACAAAGCCGCGCGCGCCCGAATACACCGCCGACGTATAAGCTCCGATCGCGTTGGTCGCGCTATATGCAAAACCTAGTGTCGGCGTTGTACGCATGACCACAGGAAAGTGGACTGGGTATGTACTGGCAAACGTAGCCCCCGGTGCAGGACAAACATGATACTCAGTGTTCCCCTGTATTTGATAGTACCGATAGACCTGCGCAGCCTGAGTGCCTAAATCAGGCATCTCAAACGGGGTGGCCGTACTTCCAATCTCGAACTGAACGCCGGTTAGATCCCACGTTGCACCGTTCACGCCGATGACATTAGTCGCACCTGTGGGACCATAGACATTGGCGGCGCTCCATGAGCCAGGCGTTCCTCTTGAGGATGCTCCGTTTCCAAGATCAAAGTACAACTGAACACCTACGCCACTTGTCGTAATCCAGGTGCCAGTCGTATCACCAGGGATCACAACCGTTTTGTATTCCCAGGTATTTGCCGCGCTGATTGAGTACGAGAAGACGTAATTTCGCGACGCTGCGCCATTGAATAGAGCACCCCCAAAAGTTCCGGTCAGAGACGACCGAACCCAGAAGGACAAAGTTACCGTCTTTGCGTCTGCCGTGCCCCAGCCGAGGTCGGCGATATTGAAACCCTCAATCTTCTGCGCGACGACATAGATAGCCGACGCGCCCGGCGTCGTTGCAGCGGACGATGTTGTACGGAGCCACGAGTTCAGACCTGCTGGGCCAGCGGATAGCTGGCGTTGAAGGCTGAAGCGCGATCCGACCGTCTGGACGTAGTACCACCGGTCCATCGTATAAGTCTGCACATTAGCGGCAGCGCCAGCCCATACTGTTCCGTTACCACGCTGATCCCAAAGGAAATGGCCGTTGATGATTTTGTTTCGGAAGGTCAACGGCGAGTTCGGTATCGCCGCGACGTTGATCGCCTTCGTCATCATTCAACTCCATCGGCGGGCTGGATCACGAGCTTGCCCTCGTCGACCAGTGTCATGATGTTCATGTAGTCAGTGTTCTCTGGATCGAGCGGGACAAAAGATGGGACACCATCAATCTCAACAGAGATTGCGTTGGGTTCCGTGCTCGGGCGGATCACTACATACTTTGCATTTGCGTACATAATTAGAGCTCCGCAGAAACTTTGACGGTTCCTGACCAAGTGTTTGAAGCACCTGCCGACGGTGTACCACTGATATAACTCGTAAAGCCGTTTGGTCCGCCGGAAGTACCCATGTTTACGGTACTACCTCCACCCGCCGAACTTCCCGTGGTGTAAGAAAGGGTTGGAGTTGCCCGCATTGTGACAAGATAGCCACGGGTCTGAAACGGTGAATAACCACCGTAGTTTCCGTAGAAGTCGATGATATGACCAAACTCTTGGTAATACCGCTGGCACATCGCCAGTTCTTGCTGGTAGTTGCGGCGTTCAAAAACTGTCGCCGTGCCACCTAGTTCAAGTTGTACGCCGGTCAGGTAGAAGGTCGCGCCGTTGGTGCCGACGACCGAGGTAGCACCGGTCGGTGCGTTCAGGGTCGAGCCAGCCCAGGTGTTCGCGGTCCCAGAAGTGGTGGAACCCACACCAAGACCGAATGTCACGGCAAGGTAACTCAGGGTGTTAGTCGGCCAGGAGCCAGTCGTGTCACCTGGAATAGTGACCGTCTTGTATTCCCATGTATTCGCATTGTTGATGGTGTAGGTGAACGGGTATGAGCGGGTGTAACCAGTATTATTGACTGCGCCACCAAAAGTGCCCGTCAGCGAGGAGCGCACCCAAAACGAAAGTGTGACCGACTGCGCCGACGCGCTGCCCCAAGCGAAGTCAACGAAGTTCGGACCTTCGATGCGCTGCGCGATGACGTAATAGTCAGAAGCGGCAACAGTCGTCGCTGCGGTCGACGTAACGCCGAGGTACGTCGAGAAGCCAGCCGGTGGAGTGACCGACCCGGCGTTCTGCTGAAGATTGACCTTGCCACTCTGCGTGGCGAAATACACCCACCGGTCAACAGCGAAGGCGTTGGACGCGGCTGCGTTGATTGCAGCGCCGCCGTTGCGCTGGTCCGTATTCATCGCGCCGTTGATGATGCGGTTGCGCATGACGGTCGCGCCAGCGTCACCCACCTCGGCGTAGAGTTGGGCGAGCGTCGGCATGTTGGCGACGGTGAAATT